TCAAAATCTCCGCTTACGGCATCAAATAATGTGGAGAATACCAATGGCCGACTAACGATATAGCGGCGAATCCTAAAGTCATACGCATCACCAAGATCAAACGTATCTTGGAACTGGTATTCAGCACCACAGTCACCCGCGCAATAAATTGTTTCCCAGTAATCAGGCGAAACATAAATGTTTGGTGTCAGCACCAGTGCTGTTTCGCCAGCATCGTACGCACAGTTGGTTTTTGCTCCATTAAATGGCGTAGTAAGACTTTGTTCTGCCCATTCTTTTGCAATGATGCGGGATTCTGGTTGTGGCAGTGTTACTTCAATGCCTGTTGCAATTGTTGAACGGTTACCCAGGAAGTCTTCAAACTTCAAGAAATATGTGCCAGGTAGTAATGGCACTTGCTTTTGCGTGGAACTACCGGCAACAGCCTGCACCACATCATTGCTGCTGTTCCAATCAGCACCAGCTAATGCCCGTGGGTCATGGCGGATGATGACGCGGCCACCGACCCGCACGTCAAGTTCAGGTGCCTGTTGCCAGGTGAGAATAAGCATCTCCTCACTGGTGGCAATGGCGCTGACATTTTGTACATTTGATGGTGGTGCACCAAGGCCAGCCACGGTGTACTCAGCAAGCGCTGGTTCGCTAAACAAAAGATTGGTTGAACTGACACTACTTACCTGAATTTGGTAGCTGCCAGTCTTGGCGTCGAGGATGTCAAACGTGGTGCCCTGAACTGTGACCGTGGTGAAGTTGTCATCTTCATGGCGATACTTGACGCGGAATTTTTTGATGCCTTGTGGCGCATACCAGCCAAACGTGATTTTGACGGCAATGCGTCCATTCAATTCGTACTGAACTTCTGGACTTGTTCCACCGCCAATTTGAGGCGTACTAATAACCGCAAGCTCACTTGGCTGCGCGGGAATCTCGTTTAGATTTGTGGTATCCCTAAATTCAAGTTGTGTGCCATCTTCAATGTATCCATACTTGCTTTCATTGTGTGAAATAGCCGTGATGCCATAGTTGATGCCATCTTGTTCGTTGATACTGATAACGCGCCAAGTGGATGCCTGAAGTGATGGACTTTCAAGGATCCAGACGCTGTTGACATTTGGAACGGCATCCAGTGCAGCCTGAAGGGTGATTACGTTGCCTACAACGGTTGAAATTTCACGTTGATTAACGCTGCCATCAGGCAAGATGACGCTCAACAATGAACCGCCTTCAATACTGAGATCTGTCTCGGCAGAATCATCAACTGTGATTGCTGTGGTGGTTGCTGCTGCAATCCGGCCAGCGCGACGTGACCCAGCACGAACTGGATCTGAAATCAGGATGATTTGGCCAGGTCGCACCTGCTGACCGGCTTCAAGACTTGACGCAAAGGTGCATACTTCTTTTTCATAGCGTTCAGAGAACAGAAGCCATTTGCCAATCCTGTTGGCCTGTCCCCTGCTGGTGCACGCAAACGCGCTGATCTCGGACTTGACTACGCCGTACTTGGCGATGGAGTCGGTGTCCTCAACCACCTCGTAGGCGGTGTCGCGCAGGTTGAGATCGAGGTAACTGACTACCGCCACGTTGGGCCTGATCTTCAGGCTGCTACCGCTGTACGAAAAACCTTCAGGCGTTACGTTCGCTTGGTTGAACAGATACACCGGATCTGATGGTGCATCCTGCGCAATGGTCAGACTGCCGGTGCTCCAGTACGCCTGGCAACGCATGACCGACAGTAGGTCGTTGACCAGCTTGTACGCTTCTTCTGCGGTTTGAATCGAGGTGTTGCAACTGAACCGCGCCTCTTGACCGCCAAAGCCGTCATCAACTAGGGCATTGGAATACTTGCTAGCGGCAAAGAATGCCCATTTATCAAGCTGTGATGCAGCAATGTGATTGCCGAATCCATAGCGGCTGCTGGTGAGCAAGTCCCACAAAATCCACGCGGGACACGAGGTCCAAGTAGCCGCCGAAAAGGTGCCATTCCAAACAAAGTTAGCTGGATAAATGATTCGGCCAGTTGCCGGATCTACCGTTACTCCACTTGGAATTTGAACCTTGATACCCTTGACCAGATAACTACGCGCTGGAATGCTGCTGAATTGTTCAGCGTCAACACGCAAGCCAATCAATGCGCTGTTTGGATAAGTTAATTTTGCCCAGACAATCTCGGTGTAGCTGCTCCACTGGAACGCATTGGTCAGTAATGAATCAGTGCTGTCATCCGTAATGCGGGTTACCTTGATGTCAACAATGTTGGCGGGATTTGGACGCGTCAATGTAATCATGTAATCTTTGCGATACTCATCTGCTGTACGACCGCTGATGGTGTCATCAATGACAGTTGTATAGCCACCACCTTGATACTGCACAGCAATTTGCAAGCGCACGTTTGTGCCAAGCGTGTCGCCATTGGTGCTATTGATTTTCTGAAGTGATGGGATAGCAATAGTGACGCGGACGGCATCAACATCGACATCGGTGATGGTGCGGACCTGTGGGACAGCCTTTACAACCGTGATACCAACAGGTTTTTCGTCTTCAACGCCACCATTCAATGGAATGTAAGATTGATTCTGTGTACCGTTGCGGGTATAGATCTGAACGTCTTGAAAGTTATAACTGCCATCTGGATTTTGGAGGGCAGTGTTATTAAGAAAGATCGACTTAAATCCATCAGCCAAACCTTCAATCTCGCCTTCAGAGATCAGGTCAATGACGTTGGCATATTGCCTTGAGTCAAGGCTGTCTTTGGCCGTTGTTGGCGTGCGGCTACTTCCGCCACCACCTTTGCCCATGCCACCGCCACCAGCGCCAATGATCGTCATGCCGTCACCTGCACGGTGTCAGTGCCAGCGGAGATCACAACGCTACCGACCAACGTGAGGCCATATACACAAGGTACGGGCACACCTTGCCGACTTGTCTGTTGGATACCTGAAAAGTTAAATGTCTTTTTTGGATCGTTGTCACTACCTGAACCTTGCGGAACTTTGGGGACAGGTGTTATAAGTTGTGCGACGCCAGTAAGAGCAAGACTGGCACCAAGCGTTAGCAGAATTTTGCCTGCGGCTGTAAAACCTGCGGCTGCTTGTCCTGCAACTGTTGACAAGCCAATACCAAAACCTGGGATAAATGCCAAAGCAATTAAGGCAATGCCCAGAATTATTTTTCCTGCGCCTCCACCAGCACCGGCAACTACAGGCACAATCTTGATGTCTTGCTGCCCGGCTGGATCGTGGATCTCGTCAAGTGCCAGATCGTAAGTGCCAACCGTCACGCGGTAATGCTGATCGGCCATGTGCTGTTCCAAGGCCGGAAAATTGGCCACCAGCATTCGCACTGCTTCAGCCGCAGTTGCCACATCGGCTTCGAGCACACGTCTGCCAACAAACTTGGCCAACTGCCCGTAGAGCTTGATCTTACGGAGCATGACGCAACCTCCTTCCGGTTACTTTAGCCAACCATTCACCATACATGTCCCTACTGCTAAGGCGACCTTGGATGTGATGTAGCACCATACCGTCACCAATGTACACAGCGCAATGATTTAAGCCTGGAGCATTGATTGACATCAGCAATAAGTCACCACGTTCCAAGTTCTCGTCTTCTTCCAGTTCACGGAATCCAGTTGCGGCCCAGCAGTCGTCAAACATGGGTGCAGCTAAGAAGTCCGCTGGATTTAATGGCCGCTCCCAGTCGCGCAGCATGATGCCGTTGTCCATATACCAATCACGCGCCAACGTCCAGCAGTCTTGTACGGCCCACACCCATTGCCGACCAATCAACGGTGAACGGTAACCGCAAGGCGTGTAGGTGCCCCATGCTTTGGTCTTGGGGTTGATGATGTGCCATGGCAATTTGCTGGCTTCTGCTGCCACCTTGTCAGCCTCACTGGCGATGGCTGGCGTGATTGGATGGCTATGAACGATGGCCGTAATTTCACCAGCATCCTCGGCGGTGGCATAATCCTCAGGATCCAGCACAAACAACTGCTCGGGTTGCGTGGCAAGGTTGCGACATGGCCAGTAACGTTCACGACCTTTGACAATCACCAGTACACCGCACGCCTCGCGTGGATCCTCAGCCACAGCATGTTTCAGGGCAGTGTTACGCCAGGTCATGCAAAGAACGTACCAATGCCAGGGAATCCGCCGTGGGGCAAAGCTGCACCTTGGCCAAACCTAACAGTACAACTATCTACTCGCTTGCCACAAACATCCTGACTTGCATTGGGTACAGACACATCATCTTTATTGAAATAATTGGTGCCGGTGTAGCTGCATTCAGCTGAGCGGTAAACCCACTGGCAACGGGTAATGCACTGCCGCTTTGGCGCCCTGATTCCAGCCATATCAAATGCACTGGCAAGTTCAAACTCAACAACGTCGCGGTTTTCTGCCGACTTGCGATCTACAAAATAAATTTCCCGTGGAAATTCGGCAAGGGGATCAGCACTAGCGTTACCTGATGGGAAGTTGGCGGCATCAAGAAAACGACCAAGTGTCCTGATGCGTGTCATCTTTGCGCCTTCAAGACCTTCGGGCAACGTGAAGATTAACGCTGTAATTGTTCCGAGGATATTGCTAATGCGTAATTTGGGACGTGGCAAGCTTCCTTGACCGCTGTACTCAAAACCTTCTACTTCAACAGGCAATGCCATGTACGCTTGGCCATTCCATACCAGTTCGCCGTAGTTGTTGGCGTTTGTACCAGCGTGAAAGTAGTAGGTATCTGATACACCGTGCTGGGCTACGTTGAGTTCAAGTTGGAACAATTCAATTAGTGCGCCAGGTGCAATTTCCTGTAACGCACTAGTTGCTTTTATTGCGCTTTCGCCAGTTGCATAACCAGCGGTCCAGTAGCCGGTTACGACGTAGTTCATCGATTAAGCAGTGACAGCCTTGATGACTGCAAAGCCGATCACGATGGCTTCACCCAAGGAACCAGCAGTTATGTTGCGGACATTGATGGAAGCGGACCCGGCTCCTGCTTGAGCATTCAGCAAGTACGAACCAGCGGTGCCGCCGCTGACGTGGTTAAGCACCAGCAGATCCGTTGCAGCAATAGTGCTATTGGTCAGCGTAAAACTGACGGTGGTAGCCGCTGCGAGCGATGCGGCGTTCATTGTGATCTGACCGCATTTCTTGCTAAGTGTTACCGCCGTTGCCTTGCTGGTGGCCTGCGTAACCGTGCCG